ATCTGTTTCTTCTGGGTCGTAACTTTTGTGTCCACAAGATATTTTATGTGCGCCTTTCCTACCACCATCAACACAGTGTTTGATAATAGATATACCGTTAAACCATAAAGGTTCTGGTATATCATTAGGGTTTTCGACAATATGTTTTAACTGAGCACATCCATCTCCTGACATTGATTTTTTTAGTATGTCTTTAAAATAACTCTCTCTATTACCCATTAGATTTGCCATCACAGCATTAGCACCTTCGGGTATGGGCGTGGGTGCTGGTGTAGTATCTACCCCTAGTAGAGATACAAACCGGTCAAAATCATGGAGTTCAAGAGATGGAGTACCGAAAAAAGTAACTTGTTTAGGTTCATTTTTATGGTTGTGGGTGTGAGGCACCCGTAAAACTCTGGCGGTATCTGACGTTACTGCAGGATCTGTTAATAACCCCTGTTCTTTTATTATTCTTTTAAACCTTGTGGCGGCTATCTTCCAGTCTTCCTTGAGCACTGCTTCTTTTAGTTGCCAGTGAACATGCACCCCATTACCAGAATTTACTATAAGCGGTTTGGGTAAAGAAAGTTTTCTGCAGAATCTTTGTAGTGCAGATAGGGCTTCGTGTTGAGAATTAAATTTTTTAGGGTCTTCTATATCTACATCTAAATCCAGAAAAAAAGATTTTAACTTCTTTGCATTATCTCCTGTCCTACGTGTAGGTTCAGTGAATGTACTTAAACCAAAAAAACAATCATACCCTTGGCTATCTAATTCATTTGCTTTATTAACTAAATCTTCTACATCGCTAAAAAATCGTGTTACTAATTTCTTTTTATCTTTAATACCTAGAAGGCAATAGTATCCTTCATCTCCTAGTGACCTTTGTAAAAAAGTATGAGTATCCATAGATGTCCCCGTTTAACATCTTTATACAAGTTATTGTGTTTTTTTAATTTTTAAAGTGCCCGTGTTCGACCACACGCACGGGCGACGTGTTCAACAGGTAGCAAAAGCACCTTGGTCTTAATCGTCCCAATCATCTACGATAGAGGATAAATCTTTATCAGCACCTTTAGTGCCTGTTGCTTTTGTCCTGACTATCTTCTTGGGTTCTTCGGGGGGTTCTTCTACAGCCTCAAACAAACTGCCTTGGGCTTCTTCTTCAAAAACAAATCCACCATCTAAGGATTCAAACACAGAACGAGCTTCTATAGGAACATACTTTAACACTTGTACTTGCTTGAGCCTTAACGATACACCACCCTCCATAGCATGAGGGATAAACTCAATGGCTATATTAACTATACTACCAGAAGTCAATTTAAACGTGCTTGGTAATTCGTTATTTCGTGAATCAAACTGCTTGGGTCTAGGGACTTCTCTTCCGCTATAAGCAGCTTTTATTGTGGTTTTAAAAACAAAATCTCCATCGTCGTTCTTTTTTGGACGGGCTACACTATTGTTCCAACCCTTTTGTTTTTTCTCGTCATAGGCGGTTTTCATGCCCTTATGCAAAGCCTTTGCAGTTACTTCGTCTGCTACAAAACTCAACTCGTAACAGGCACCGTCATCGGTAGCAGAGCAAGGTACACTCTTACCCCGTTCTCCTGCTTGGGAGTCAAACCTATAAGGCTGATCTATCTTCGGGTACAACGCTTTTACTTCTCTTATATAATACATATTTTTTCCTCTAAGTGGCATTTATATCAAACCCATCTACGGTTTCAAATAAAGATTTACCTGTGCTAGAAGGCTCTGGTGTGAACGCTATAGCTTTGGAACAAGACTCGTCTTTCATTATCTCCTCCACTTCAAGTATCTCTTCATTATCTAAATTTCGCATGGGTTTAAAATAAAGTTTGGGTATTGAACTTTGTTCATCAAAATATATCCTTGTAAGGATACAACTAACTAACTCACCACGACTAGCAATATAATTAACATATTGTTGTAATGGCATTTTACTACCCGCAGTAGCTCTACCATAAATGGAAGATGCAGGTATTTGCAACTGGTACACCTCGTCTAGCCTATCTTCAAACACAATAGCTACCCTTTGGAAGTACCTGCAAGCACGTCCACCATACGAACCTGACCCTCTAATATTCTGACGACAGTCCATACAACGCAATGCTTGTTTCTGGCTTACTGGGACATCGTTTGCAGGTCGTTGCGTGTCTAACGACCAACATGTAGGTGCCGTATGATTATCAGGGTCGTAAAAGCCCTCATAGTAGGATCTAGCAACATCAGCGGCTCCTACAATTACAACGTCCATAGTTTTGTTAGCACCTGTAGTGGCTTCTATACCATCAACAAATTCGGCAAATCTACCACCACGAATACTAACTCTACGCACTTTCTTCGGTGTCCTTTGCCTTCATAAGCGCATCAGAGACCTCGGATAATCTAAACCTGTAAGTGTTACCTATCTTTAAAAAAGAATCTTTTGGTAAGTTATCTGTGCGAATCCAAGTCCTTACCGTAGAAATAGATACAGCAAAATGGTCTGCAACTTTTTCAATAGGCACAAATGGTTCAGCATGTTCCATCACTTTTTCCTCACTGCAATAATATATTCAGAGTTTACGTTTAGTCCTTGGGGTACTAATTCTGGATTGTCCTCAAGAAACTGTTTAACATTAGATTGATTTAATCGTTTATCAAAAAACTCAGGTACCTCATGCTCTAAAACAAACTCATACATCGCAGACCAATCGGAAGTCCAATAACGTGTTTTAACTGACCTATAAAACAAACCTTCAGTAGTCTTGACAGAATCAACTCCGTGGTCGTTACAATACTCTAACAGTGCTTTCTTAACCTGCTCAAGTTGAGCATTAAGTTCCTGATCTTCTTCTTTAAACTTCGCAGATAATTCAGCTCGTTTCGCCTTGATCTTTAAATAAATCTTGGTTAATTTCTCAGCCGATAGTTTACCGTTCTCCATACATCCTCCTTTAGTATCGAGAAATACAGTTTACTATCAAATAATTACTTAATCAAGTATTTCTTGGTATAAATCTGTAATCTTTGTGTGTATGTTAATTCTGTTATCTAACATTGCGTAAACACGTTTTTCTATGTTAGAACCTTGTAATTGCACCACCGTGCATTTTAAGTCTTGTCCTGACCTGTGAACACGGGCATTAGCTTGTGCATAAGTTTCTAGACTAGATACTGGCCCCCACCACACCACAGTGTTTGCGGCTGTAAGAGTTATGCCGTGTGCCGCTGCTTGCGGTTGTATGATTAAAACTTTTGGGTCTCTTTGTTCTTGAAACTGTTTAAATATCTCAGTTCGTTTTGGTGCGGATACATCACCTCTTATTACTTCTGTGGGTATGTACTCCCCACGTAGTTTTTTCGCTAATACGTCTATGACGTGTCTAAAAGCAACAAAGATTAGTACCTTTTTACTGGACTCGTCGATAACTTCACGTAACACTTTGTATCTGTGCTTAATATCAAACTCTAATGACTCACCACCATCGGTATAAATAGCACCTGCTGATATCTGCAGTAACTTGTTCATGTTTACAGCGGCATTAGCGGCAGTAATTTGCTCACCTGCTGCTTCCATAATCATTTTATTTTTTAGTTCTTTATAATATTTAATCTGTTGGCGAGTCAATGCTACCTCCCTTTTGACATACACCATAGGTGGTAAATCCATACACTCATCTTTGGTGTAACGTATCGCAGGTTGTAGCACTCTATGTACTGTTTTTGTGGCTGTATTTCTAGCTTCCCATTTAAAAGCTGTTACCTTGTACATAACTTGATCACGGAAAGACCCGAAGAATCTAGGTACGCCTAATGGGTTAACAAGTTTAGCTAGACCATAGGCATCAAGAGGGCTCTGTGCGGCTGGAGTTCCTGTCATCATCCACAGGCGTGTGTCTGGTTTAAGTATTCTTTTTAACGATTTCCAACGGTTAGTCTGTGCATTTTTATAGTGAGTAGCTTCATCCACAATAATTAAATCAAACCCTGCTTTGTATAAGTCCTCCTCAACAATGGTGATCCCATCATAATTTATCACCACATAATCAGCATTGTTGGCTATTATTTTCCTGCGTTTTTCTGCTGACCCGTATGCCACATCCACAGTGCGGTGCATGGCAAACTTAAACAGATCGTCACGCCATGCACTCTCCATAATCGACAGAGGACATATAATAAGAACACGGGATATCTCCCATTGATCTAGAAGATAGTCACTTGCCCAGATTGCACTGGCTGTCTTTCCTGTTCCTTGCTCGTTGAAGCAGAACGCTTTGTGGTGCGAAGCCAAAAAGTCTGCTGTCTTCTTCTGGTGATCGAACGGTTGGTGTTTACCCGTCCAGTGGTAG